GGTGTATAACTGTAATCACCAATCGCTACTACAATACCACTAGACGAAACCAGTTTTTTCTGATAGTTTACAACCGCAGTACCATTTGACGGGGATGTTCCTATTTGAAGCCCGTGTGAAGTAAGTGGTACATTAGAAATGTTAAATGGGTTTGCAGTAAATTTTGTGTCTTCTAATGTAGTTCCTGACAAAGGTGATGCAATTGCAGCACTGTCTGTTATAGAAAAAAGTTCATCTCCATTCAACTGAAGATTCTCAATATCATATTTTAAGATGATAGGCCCTTTAGTTCCTATTGACTTGTACATCGATACTTTCATTTCAAAATCGAGTGTATAGATTACAGTACGTCGTGACTCTAACGCTCCTTCGAAATCATCTGAGAAACTAATTCCCTGAAGAGAAATAGGAACATCTTCTTTTACTCCATCAAAATCGTCTAACGGTTTCATTGTCACCGTGTATGATGGTGTGAAATAGGGTAAAATCTGTTCTACACACTGCAATGCGTCATCTTGTCCCTTTGCATATATGTTCAACTGAAAGTTAATATTATACGGAACAGGCGTGTAAAGTTTTGTCGAATCACCATAAGTGGAAGATGGTATAACACAGTTGTTCGTTTTTGGCAACTGTCTTTGTGCATCATATTGCATTGACACAATTTCAAAAGACATACGAGGTAATTTTATCGCAATCTGTCTTTCGCCTTGTTCACCGTTTGTCATTGCATCTAAACGAGCCAAAAAATCTCTGCGAGGTGCATACGAAAGAGGCACCTTGACCTGACTGATCACAGCACCGGACGAATTCTTTCTGACAACGTTTAGATTATTAAACAGTGAACCAAACACCGCAACGGCATTTCGAATTCGTTGATGATAGAAATGATTACCAAACATTACTGCGGATCTCCAAATGGATTAGATTCGGAAAAGTCTAAGAACCCGTCTCCGACTGTATCAAAATCAGAATTTTGTGCACCGTCTTGTAGATCCTCTCCTATCGCAGTTGGTGTTACACTGGTGTTGTTCGTCTGACCGACAATAGCTGAAGTGGTAGTCCACTCCGCATAATCACCTGTTGTTGAACCACTATGAGCAACGTAAAGTATTCCAGTCGGATCATCATATATCGCAACTTCACCCCTCATATCACCTTGACGAATCTCTTCTCCAACATCAAAAGTGAGCCCAGATCCAACTGTCAGTTTAGTGTGATATGCGTGTAGACTTTCGACTTCATCAATTTCTTCAATTCCGGTGTCCATATCTTCATCATTATATTCGAAGAGTTCGCAACGCATCTTGAAGACAGGAAGATTTTTTAATTGATAAAAAGGTTCTTCGGTTTCGACTCTTGTGATTTCAAATATAGACTTCGATAGAGTCAAGTAAATAAGATCGCCTTCTCTTGGACGATAGAATGGACGTGTTACTGGATCATTTTCAAAACGTGCAACAGAGTTTTGCCATCGTCGACGAGCAACAATAAAGGTAGCTGCGTCTCGAATTTCTATACCGAACTTTGTGAAAAGATCACCTTCACCATCAAATCCTTCTGTGTTCTCAATATACATCTCAATGCGATAGGCATTATCAAAACGAGATACCGTATCGTCTTCTAGAATACGATCTCTTTTTACAATTTCGCGAGGAATATAGTATACGTCCTGACCATAAATCTTCAGGCTCTCAATGACAAGATCTTCATAAAGATGTTGTTCATTGGTTGTTCCCTGTGTAAAGTGAACATTAGTCGCCATTCATTACCCCACAAAAAAGTCTGGTGGAGATTCATGTTCCAAACGCATCTTTTCTTCTAGACGTAGAAGTTCTGCTGTTGCATCATCATATAATTGTCTACCGTTCATAGTCACACCGCCAGGCAACTGCATACCTTCAAACTTGATAAGGTTCGCACCCCATTGCTGTTTGATTAGTTGTGTGGTATAATCTTTTAAGAAAATATCATTCCAAATGTTGTAAGTATTTTCGTCCACTAATTGAAGACACTCGATGATAAGATACTCATCTTTTAGAACATCTTTGTCTTCAAAATTACCGTGAAGATATAATCTACCCTGATTACGTGAGAAGGTTGTGATTGGTTGTCCCTCAAGTATTCTATCCAAGAAATCTAGATATTGTTCTAGCTGATAATAATAAGACATACCACCAGCGAACTGCATGAAATCACCCAGACTGTTCAACATCAATTGATACTTCACATCAAACATATTGATTGAAGAATACGTCTGATCTAAGGGAAACACCTTTGTGATAAATGGAATATCTGCACTGATCGAGATATAACCATTGTCAATATCTGTTTGTGTTACCTGATGTTTTAAAAACACTCTGACTGTTGCATCATCATGAAACTCTTGAAACATGGCTACTGCATCATCGACACGATCTTCGATCTGATCAATGTCCACGTTAATTTCGATAACGGGTTGACCTAGGCGTCGAAGACAGTAGTCAATGAGAGTTTGTCTTGTACTTGGCACTGCCATGATTATTCTCCAGTTTAATTATTATTTATGATCCCCACAGGACAGCGCCTGTTGAATCATAAATTATTAAAGGGTTATTATTTCTGTCAAAGAATCCTGTTTCAGCTCTTACGGAGTCTGCGGTCAAAGATGCACCATTGATCAAAACATCATTGCTTGTTGAGTCACCCCTGTCGGTCACTGTTTGTAGTGTATCAGCGCCAATATTCGCATCTGTCAAGAGAGATGCAAAGGAACGAATACCTACACTGTCGGTTTGTAAATTTTTTACTAAAACGTGTGAAGTGTCAGAGTCACTATCAGAAGTAGTGAGAACTAAACCACCAACAACAATTTTATTACTACTCGAATCACCTCTATCGGTAACTGTTTGTAGAGTATCGTTTCCAAGGTTCGCTTCATTAACAAGAGAAGTAAAGGATCTTCGACCGACACTATCTGTTGCAAGATTGATTACCAACAGTTCAGTAGTAGAAGAATCGCTATCCACAGACGCAATGGATAGACCATTTGCAGTAATGGTATCGTTTTGAAAAACTACACTTGCATCTTGCGCCAAAGACAAGAATGATCTTTTACCAACACTATCCGTCGCGAGATTGATTACTAACAGTTGGTTAGTGGTCGCATCACTGTCCGCTCTGGTTAATACTAATCCATTTAGTGTTGCAGAGTCTCCCTGCGAAATTAATCTAAAGTCATTTACAAGAGATCCGAAGGACCGAATACCTACACTATCAGTAACAGAGTTACGAACTAATAAAGAGGTGGTGTCCGCATCACTGTCTGCACCTGTTAATAAAAGTCCTCCGATTGTGATGGCAAGACTTGTGGAGTCACCTGCTTCAGTAACTAACTGCAAAGTACGAGCAGCTGCGGTCACAGAATCAAGAAGTTCTCGTATGCTGATAATTCCAACAGAAGACTTATCCGTTGGATCGAGAATACCTAATACGTGTCTCTCGTCTCCCCCTACAACCGAATCAAGAGAATTTGAATCAAACAGTAAACCGGAAAGAGTTATAGTTCTTGTGAATAATCGAGAACCGTCTGCGGCTGATACTAGAATACCACCACTGTCCGCAGGCAAACCCAGATTTGGTTCTGCCTGATCTAGACTAAGGAAAGTTGTACGGTCTGAGTCTAGTCGACCAAACGCTCTTACTCTTACCTTTCCACTAAGTTGTGATAATCCTTTGTTCGCCATTTAATTAACCGTTCAATGCCTGTAAGAACGAGAAGATAAAGTTAACCTCTTCTCCAGATGAGTCTTCGGTAAACGCTCGCATTTTGTTGTTCTGTTCTACAATAAGTTTACCCGTAATAAGACCCGCTGCGTCGTTTGGTTGCACATCAAAGTTTTTGACAACATTGGTCGCAACATCTGTTGTTGTGTCGTAGTGTTGAAAAGTAACGTTATGAACATCCGTTTCAGACGTGTTTGCAGCTTGCGCCATCAACACAATTGCAGTAATACCATTGGGAGTTGTATAGATGACATCACTGTCACCGATAAATCCCCCAGCGGGTTTAGAGACCAACTTCGCGGTTCTCGTTTTAAATTCATTTAATGGGATTGCCATTTTTAACCCTCAAGTGCCAAGATGTATGGTGTTAAAATTTCGAACAGAGATCGTTCGAAGGCCTCACCCTCGATTCGTCCTGCTGCTCTGTTAACTGTCAAGTCTGCACCAATTCGGAAGTCACCCAACTGATCCGTACTTGTGAATACCACGAGACCTTCTTGATTCGCAGAGTCAAACACAACTTCGCGTTGTCGACTTGGAATACCACCGTTCTGTGGAATCGCAGTAAACGTGTTTGTACCTGAACCCACATATTCAAATGTGTGAGAAGAGGTTGTAATCTGTGACCGTTGATGGAAGTTTACTGTCTGTCCCGCCAACTTTGCAACATTCATGGGTGGTTGCATAGTAACATCGTATACGCCAGGCGATACTGAGTCCACATTAGTAACCGTGTAATAGAAATCTTCTGAGTCAAACTTGATTGCATCGTTATAGTTTGGTTTTTTGAATGCGTTTAGATCGTCAAGGTAACTATATGAGTCTAGATTACGAATATTTGTGTAACGGATTACGTCTGAAAATATTGCTTGATCTGATTCTAGAATACCTCGATATAGGGGTGGACTAGAACCTTCTGCAACCAGACCAAAGTCACCGAACGATGCGTTACTGTTTGCGATCGAACATTGTCCGCCAGACTTCGCCTCGATCGATGTGGCGGTCGAAATCGTAAACATGGATACTAACTGTGCATATCCGCGATTTAATAGTTGCACTCCGAAACCGGCTGCGTTATACTGTGTAAATGCATCCGATACCATTGACCGTAGTCCAGATGCCTTTGATCCATCGATACGCATACCCACACCGTCTGTGGTGATCGATGTACAGTTCTGAACATAGGGTGATTGAATGATGAAAGGACCAGCGCCTGGCGAGTCTACACTTGGATCAAACGAAACACAAGCTGCGAGGTTTTGATGGTCACGGAATGTCACGTCCTTGATGAATGTGCCGTTGTCAACATAGAACAAATCTGAGTCAACATTCTGTGGACGGATAGTCACAGTTCGTAGGTTGTCTCCCACGATTGCAGTCTTAGGTGGCAACTTCAACGGGTTGTTGATCGCGTAGTCACCTGACTTCAGGTAGATTGTTGTGTCACCGGTAGTCGCTGCACGTTCTACTGACTGCGTAATGATTAAATCTTCTAAATCTTTAATTGCTTGTATTGCATCTCGTAGTGCAGAACTTACACCACGAGACACATAGTTTGGTTCTACCTTTGCGGGAAGACCAGACAGACTATCAGCCGTAATCACGTCCGTAAAGATAGGAATCAGAGTATTTTTGAGTTGATTGCCTTCGGTTGAGGTTGCATATTGACCACCATTACCTGTTTCATCTGCACCTGATGTTAGATTAGATGACAATGCATTGCGAACCAACTCATCAATAATGACTCCAAGGTGCGTATAGGTGGCTGCAGACTGAGTCTGTTGTGCTGCGGGTAACTGTGACACACCATCAACAAAGTAAGATTGTGCAACAATCTGAACGCCGTGTGTTCCTCCATAAAGAATATCAAAGGTCAATGCATCGACAATAAAACCTACGTCACGACGACACTTGACTTCGTTATAACTGAGTGATGGATAGTTTGCAGTGATATATGCAATCGCCTCATCTTTGAGATACGACCGGTTGTTCTGTAGAATAATTGCCGCATCATCCGCATCACCTGAAGGTAAGACTGCGGGTGCGGGGAACGTGAGAGCGTCCGCTGAAGTCTCTGTTGATACTTCACCATTGACAAGAATGTCTACGACTTCTGACCAGTGACGGTTGTTTCTCTGTAACGCACCGTCAAAACCTGTACTGTTCTTAACTTCTTGTACCGATGCAACTGCACCTTTTGCCTCATTGAAACCTGATCGAGTTGCAACCAACTGAGCATCTCGTACCACGTTCGCACTCGCACGTTGATATGATAGACCAGATGTTACCGCATTGTAGTTTGTTCCGAAAGCAATATCGTGATACAATCCATCAAAGATCAAACCGAAGTCACGTCTACACTTAACACGGTTAAATGTAAAAGCGTGTAGTGTTGTGACGTGTGATATTGCCGAATCTAATGTGGAAAAAGCATCCTGTAGTGAGGTACCAAGATTTCCCTTAATTGCACCCTTTGCGACATAGAAAACATTTTCTACTTTATCGTCACCAACCTGCACAACATCGATATTACCATTCGCATCGCGTTTGATAAACATCTTCCCGTCATAGGTGTTGATTGCGATTTCACCAAGCGCAATATCACTAATGCCGGGCCGTTTGCCGGGTGTCGAAGTTCTTTTTTGTAATTGTTGAGTAGTCGCCATAGTATCTATTTATTAGAATGTTCCACCGTCTTGTAAAATTATGGTAGTTTGTCCAGAGTCTCCCACCTGAAACTGTGTGGAGTCTAGACTCACAATACCAGCGTTTGTAGCTGTTGCAAACTCAGCAGAGATTAACAATTTACCTGTTGAATCAAGAGATAGATCTATACCATTTCCTGCGGATGTTGCTAATAATAAATTGGTCACCAAATCTTGGAAATTGATAGTTTGAACTGACAGAGTATTTATTGATGCAGAATCTACGTTCAAATTATCAACGGTTATTGTTGTAATTTTAGCGGAGTCTGCTGTCAATAATCTTGCATCAACAAGATTGTCGACTGTAAGGTTACCAGAACCTATTTTTAATTCATTAATCGATTTTGCAGAGTCGACAATTAATGCAGTATTTGCAGTGGTTGTTCCGTGAGTGTGTGATAATAAATCAGTAAAATATTTACCACCGATAACATCAATACGTTCAGCTAATGCATTACCATCTGAACCCACACCAAAATAAAGACGATCACCGCCGTTACCACCACCCCCGTAAGATGGATCTGAAAGATACGAATATGCTAGTTCACCTCCATAAAGACCGGTAGGTGTACCAGACTCAGCGGAACGTCGAATAAGTATGAAACCACGATCGGAATCACGATTAAAAACTTTACCATCAATCTTATTAGTGACAAGTTGAGAGTTTCTTAATATCCCATCACTATCTGCAATGAGTAAATCACCCTGTTGGATGTTACTCGTCGTGATTCCAATGACATCATTGAGGTTGACCGCATTTGATACTAAAACACTTCGAGTCGGCGTACCGACTTCGATCTTTAAAACCTGTGTTTGATCTCCGACAACAACTCTGTAATTATTCGACATCGATAAAACCTTATGTCACAGAGGGAGTGACGGTTATAAGACCCTGTAGAACTCTTTCAATAGTAGTAGTACCATCACTATCTAAAGAAATTTCCACATCGTAAACATAACGTCTTTTAGGATTCAAGGTAGAAGTCTGTGAGTTTGTCAAGGAAAGATTTAAAATACCATCCGTCGCGGGCGAGGCGACAGCAGCCGTAAAAGAGACTTTATCAGAATCTTTTGCATCGTGACTTGTTGCCATTTTCGCCGCGCCGGTATATCCTGTTAGATCTTTTGCAGAACCATCTTTATTGATGAGATACAGATCGATTGCTACGTCGGCTCCTTGATCAATGGAGAGATCTTCGTTGTACGCCATATAAAACTTCCATAAAAGTTATATTATGGTTTTATTTATATGTTTAGTCCGCTCTAATATCGTCAATCACCCAAGATTGTAGACCAGAAGACAATTCAGATCGGTCTAATACAAACGCAATGGTCATTCTTAAACCCTTGCCAGTGTTTCTTGCGGTGTGATATACTACTTTGTCTGCACCATCCTGATAGGAACCGAAATAACCAGCTTTACATTGCCATCCTTTTTTATCCGGTATTGTTTCTATTTCTTGTTTAATCGGATCAAAGTGTTGCCAGTACCCTTCACCTGTTTCAGAATATGTAAAAACAAAATTATATGCAGACGCATTTGCGTTATTATGCCATGAAATAAAACCATTTTCTGGTGGATACACTGAAAATAGTGCATTCCTTTTTAAATTTAATTGTGTTTGAATTTTCTCATAAAATGAAAATATTCGTCTTCCTGACTCGTCTATGAGAGAACCAGCATCTTTAGTAAAGTGTAATCCATTAGCACCAAATGAGTATCCACAGATTACCTCTGGGAACCCATTATGTTCACGTCCCATATTACGTATTTTATGGAAATATTCTTCGGACGTATAGTACTCTGCGTCTTCTGCATTAAAATTCTTAGGTTGACTCAAATGAACAGATTTGTAATGATCATCTTTCAAAAACCATAAGGTTTCGTTGAGAATCTCTATTGCAAATTCGTTCAATGGAATGTCTCGCATTATCATCGATAGACTCCAGATTTTGCTCCAGCGGCTGAGTAATGTCTAATCACAATAGGATCTTTATTGTGTTTTAACTCTCCTTTATACCTAGAATAATAATTCCAACGTGCGTCATCATCCAATACGCCAACCTTCAAGTCTGCATACTTGGGTTCTCTATTGACTAACCACCACAAAGAAAACTGATCCCATCGTTTGAATGATGCGGGATAGTTTTCGAGATCTTCTGTACCATCCTCTTTCTTCGGCCACCATCGACCTGCATACTGTTCAACCGTTAGGTCAAACCAATCTTCCATAAACTCTTTGACCAATGGATTTGTCATATCGTAAAGACAAACTCCCCCACACAAATCAAATCCCGCTTTAGTACCATCGGGTTTGGTTGCGCCTGGAAAATACACCTCTGCGTAACAGTAATGACGTTCTGGGGGTAAACCCGTAAACATCATATCGTGTCCATCAAATTTGTCAAATATTGTTTCAATGTCTTCGTGTTCACACTCAGTGTCCGCATCAATATAAAATGTCAGATCATAAGGTGACTGAGCCATTCCCCACAGTTTTGCACGTTTGTGATCATCACAATGAATAATATCATCTGCAACAGATCGACCCCTATCATCTAAAAAATGTTCTTCTGTGACCAAACAACACTTTGCTTCAGGATAAAAATCTTTAATTGACTCAATGAGATTCAATGCAGAATGATAAAAAAACTTTGAACGTGAGGCAACAACTAGATAACCCTTAGTCTTCATTATCAAAAACTCCCAACTCTTTACCAATAATCAAAGAAGCATACGCATTCATTTCCACTTCATTTTGTGCACGTCGAAGCTTTGTACGTAACTGTTTATTTTCACTATTTGCAATTTCAGGAATCTCGAAGGCGTGCAATTTCATTTGAAACAATCTTTCAAGAACTTGTGTTCGTTGTTGTTGTTCTCTTTTGACCTGAGCTGTTTTTCTTTCAGTCTCTTTACGCTTTCTACGTTCAGTAGTGTTTTGGTCAATCTTTTCAATACCTAACTTTTCAACAACTTCCCTGTATTGAGGACACGGTGTTTTATCCTGTCGAAATTTAGAAAAATTAACTACTTCCTTTCTTCGACCTCCATCGGGCAATTTATGCATTCTGATACATTTGAGAACAGAACGATCGTCAATCCCGTCCTCCCAATATGCATTATCTTGAATTTCGTAACTCATTAATCAATCCTCACGTACAATGTGTATGTTTCAATCACGGTTGGTGTACCTACAAGTTCTGTTTCTTCACCGTATACCGTAGTTCCCTCATATGAACCAATATAGTTTTCTGGTTGAGATTCGCCTTCATATTCATCTATGTAGTCGCCAATATATATCGGTCCTGTAAAGGTTGCCTCATAGTCTCCCGTATAATCTTGACCAGTGTAGTCACCAATATAAAATTCTAAGTCTACGCCACCTGAATAAGTTTCGGGGCTTGTTGCCTCATAAAATCCAGAATACGGAATAAATGTTGTTTCATAATCACCTTCATATTCATTTGCAATATAGTCAGATTCATATGAAAGTGAGAAACTGTCTCCCTCGTAACTAGTTGAATATTCTGTTCCATAACGAATAGTATAATCAGGAACATATTCTACAACAAACTCGCCCGTATAGTCCTGAATAAATTCGGATTCATATATTGATTCATATTCTGATTCATAATTGCCGGAATAATCGCCAGTGTAGACACTTGTATATGTTCCGGTGTAACCAGAGTCATAGTCTGTTGCATAGTCTGACAAGTAATCACTAGTATACTCTGAACCATAATCACCAGTGAAGTCTTGTTCATAGTCGCCTTCGTAATCACCTGTGTATATATCTTCATATGAAGAGGTATAATCTGTCGCATAGTCAGTAGAATAGTCTTCAAGAACTTCACCAGTATATTCACCTGTATATATTTCTTCGTCGGTTCGTTCGTAGTCCCCTGTATAGGTTTCTTCAATAACCGACTGATACTCTCCAGTATAGTTCTCTTCAACAATTCCTATGTAATTACCAGTAAATGGTTCAGTTTGTTCTGATCCGTATTCTGAAACATATTCCTCTGAAATTTCTCCTACATAGTCTCCAGTGTACGAATCGGGATCTGATCTTTCATAGTTACCAGTATAATTCTCTTCGACAATACTACCGTAGTCACCTGTGTAATCCTCTGAAATTTCGCCTTCATATTCTCCAGTATAAAGTTCCTCCGCATCTGTTAAATATGTACCAGTATAGAATGTTTCGTAGTTGGATTCATAATTACCGATGTAGACTTCAGCTTCTGCACCTTCATAATCACCAGTATAATTTTCTTCACTAATACTACCGTAGTCACCAAGATAATTTGCATCTGACACATACGAAACATAGGTTTCAGTCTCATC